ACTTCATCTTCAGACTCACCATATCTTTCTTTTTGATACCTCTCTGCCATTACATCCATTTGTTCAAAAATTCCTTTAATATCAGCGCTGGGCATTTTAGCACTAGCTAATAATATATCATACTGAAATTTATACCTTGGGTCTTTCAACATATCTTGATAAGAATTTTGAACTTCGTTAAAAGCACTGTCTCGTCTAGCTACCACTTGTCCATAAGCAGCGGAGGTAGGGTCTAACCCTTCAAGAGCTTTACTCCCTTCTTCTACTATATCTTTAGCAGAACTCACAGCATAAAAACTTTTTAATGAGGTTTTTTGGTCTACTTCTTTATCACCCTGAACTTCCATTTGAGCAGCCATATCGAACATACCATATTTATTATAAATAGCCTGCTTTTGATAGGGCTCAGTAACTGAATTTAACAGACTATTCATTGTCTTTTCTTCAGCTTGTGATTTTTGAAACGCCTGTTGCTGAAGATAGTTTTGCTGAGAGATTCTAGCCTGCTTGTCTCGGAAGGCAAGGGCTTCTTCTGCCCTGCTTTCGGCTATTCCAATTTTTCTACTCTCTTGATTCAGTCTACGCTCGTCTAACTGGTTTGCTTTGCTCTGAGCTATTAGCTTTGGGAGAGCGGATGCAAAACTCTCAGCTTCAGGGAGTAATACATCTCCAAGTTGATATCTAGTTGCCATTATCTCTTACCTTTAATTTCCATTATTTCTTATTAACCGGGGCCCATGTTTTCCCAATTCATACCATTCCATTGCCACTTAATACCATTTTGAGTAACTGTGTGTCCCTCATATAAAGCTGCACTATCTGGTGGAGGATTTGGGTTTGTAACAGTCTCTTCGGGAGTATCGACGCCAAATTCAAACTCACCCTTGCGTTCAATGTCACCGATACCGCTAAGCAAGTCAGCTTGATAATCTTCAACCACTCCACGTTGTTGACGACCAAACTGGCCTATCATTTGCTCTCGTTGTTTCTGAGCTTGTGTTGTCGCAGCTCCCGAGCCAGCAAATCCACCAGCACCTGAGGCTCCCGATTGGGATAGGCCTAGTAAACCTTGTTGAGCCCCTGTCCTATAATCTCCAACCTTCTGTTCGTACCCCATACTAAATTGAGGAAGGTCTTCTAAATATTTCTGAAGTCTTGGGTCGGAAGCAACATCACCCATACCCATTTGTTGTAGAGCCCCCATAGTTCCAGTCGCTGTTCCATAACCAGCACTAGGGTCAAAAGTACCACCCGAGCCGGTTGGCTTTTGTTTTGGCCCCGGTGGCATTCCCGCAATCTGCAAGCCAGACCAATCGGTATCGGGGCCAAACAATGGGTTGTCGGAGCCAAAAACCTGAAAGCCTGATTGTCCGAGTTGATTTATAGCATCTATATTAACACCATATGGGTTTGTCCCGCCAGTAGTTGGGCTAGCACCCTCACCTGCAGTTTGCCCTTGTGGCCCAGTTCCCGCCATAGGTTGGTATGGTTGTGGCATCGTAGGTGCATTAGGTCTCTGTGGATTAACGTATCCGCCCATAGGCATCATGGGTATGAGTCCACTACCGCGCCTATTTGGAAGGTATGGCCCGTAGTAAGCATTAGATGGAGACTGAGGCGGGAGACCGATGTTTGAAAAGTCACCTAATTGGGTAGCTGAAATATCAGATAAAGGCATATCCGCAAAGGGCGCATATGCAGATGAGTCAGCCGAAAGAAGCTGGCCTTCCAGAGTCTCTTGCGCGGCGGCAGGGTCTAAGCCGAAACGGGCCATCATATTATCTTGTGCGGCAGTAGGGCCTAAGCTAAGCCGAGCCATATCCGCGGGAGACTCATTCATAAGAACTTGCTCTAACTCTGGAATATCTTGAAGTAGCTCGCCTCCCGGTGTAGACCCCGGAGAGAATTTAGATTTTAAATAGTCTTGTCCACCCGTCGATGCAAATTTCATAAGGCCAGATTTTAAACCACCAACTACTGCCCTCTCTCCTCTACTCTCCTTAAAATCGTCCGAGTAACCCTGCAAATCTTTTCTTGATTGCTGAGCATACTTTCCGCCGCCTACATCTGTATCTTTGTAAGTACTCTCACCAGCAAATCTACCTAAGGCTGAGCCTGCGGCTGTACCTATTGCACTTCCTATTGCTGTGCCGACTCCCGGTATCGGGATAAACGAACCGGCGATGCCACCCACCGTACTCAAGATATTCCCTAGTCCACTCGCCCGCTTTTGTCTCTTTGCCATCCGCTCAGCTGCCTCATTCAGCCTACGAATCTCACCTTGATACTCTCTATTTCTCCTTGAGGAGGCAATTTGACCACCTAAAGCATATTTAGAAACACTTCCACCAAGTTGATAATTGTTAGATGGCCCTGTCATGCCACCACCATATAATTCCATTAAACTATTTGCCATGATTATGTCCTTGTAAATTCTAAGTAATACCAAGCGCCAAGCTCTTTTCTATAGAGCCTTAACTTTCCATCAGGTGTTTTAACCATTCTCTCTTCACCGTTATTACCGGAAGCGTTGGCTGGAAAGCCCATTTGAATCTTAGCGTCTGCTTTCTTTGCATTGTATAAAAATCTTTTCTCCCTGTCAATTGCCATTAGGTAATTCTCTTATAAATAGGTCTGTATTCTACACCAACATTATTTACCTTCTGTACGCTACTGCCATCCATATCTAACTGTACTTGAAATGATGAAGCTAAAAGCGGTGTACCAAATGTAATCCTATTAATATCTAAATCATTACTGGTAGAGGCTAAACTGCCCGCATTTGCCACAGCTTGTTTTGTACCACTATCATTGGTATAAAAGTACTTAACACCATTAGCATTAGTTGCCCCACTTGCATACTCTACAGTTACACCATAAATCTTTTTAACTATATTCGGTAATCCAAAATCGTCATCTTTTAACGTGATATCAAATGTCGCACCAGAATCCGGTTCCCCATCATAGGACTCCAACTCATCAGTACCAATACCTAATGTCATTTGACTATAGGCGTCTGTAATAATATTTGTCTTTATCGCATTGTCTGCCAAGTCTTCAATAAATGTAAAACTATTCGTTGTAAAACTATATACATACGCATCACCACTTGTACTACCGGAGGCAGCAGCGTCCCTCATTACAACTAAATGCTTATTAATTGGCTCAAACCCAACCATGGTGTCGGCGTTTACAAAGGATTTCCAAGTGGACTCCAATATCTTCTTTTGTAGATTGGTAATCTTTGAACCATCATAGAAAAACAAACCTTGTTTGTTTGCCCAAGCCACACCAAAATCTGTTTTAACAACCGTAGCGTGAAATGGAACACCCATGTTCTTATGTTCAGATTCTAAGAACCATTGCGTGTCAGAACCACCACCTATATTGATTATATAGAGGGTCTTTTGCTTAAAAGCCAAGAGACGGTCTGCAAAAGATTCTAATTTAACAAAGTCTTCACCATCGTTTATACCTATCTCTATAAAATTAGTAACTGGGAATGTATCAAATTTATTTATCTCACTATACAGTAACTTATCAGCCGAGAGCTCAGTTTGACCATTTGCATTAACTGATTTCACATTGGCTATAAACTTTCTCCTGTTAGTGACAGTGCTGGTTTTGTAACCCTCCCCAGCTGCACCAACCGATGCCGTTGAAAGGTCTGAGGCGTAACCATTAAGCGAAGCATAAGTGTCAGAACTATTAACACCTATATTAACTGTACCAATAAGATAGGCGGATTGTGAATACATAACACCCCAACCATTATAATCAGCCTCCAAACTGCTCCTGCATCCATCAGTTAGAGATATGTCAATAAGGAGTTCCCACTCGCCTTTTAATGTACTATTCCTACAATAAATTCTTCCGCCTGTTACTCTATCTGCATATCCATGGGATGCAATAACCATACAGTCTAAATATTTGCTCGCTGCTACGGCGATAGTACCCGTCATAGTAGTAGGTAAGGATTCTTGATTTCCGTCATAAATGAATGTCTGAGCAAATTCATATGTAGCGGCAGTAAACGAACCAGCACTAGTTGGCACAACTTCCAGATTAAAACCTAACCCAGCGTCTGGGGCAATAAAGCCCGGCACATCTGAGCCTACGCCCCATGCTTCTGCGGAATCTAAAACAAGCGTAGTATTATTTGTCCTAGATGCAATCCCTTGCACTTCGCCTCCGCCTTCATTGATTGCTACGTATAGACCACTATCAAACTGAGTATC